TCAAATGGTTCCCAAACAAACCCAGGGCCAGATGTAGGTATTCCAAAAGCCATTATGCAGCACCATTAGACATTGTTAATGACCTCAATGTGATCTTCTGTATTTACAACGCCTCGATAAAAGCAAGAGTTTGTGTGTTTGATTCTTTCCCATTGATCGCTCAACAGCTGATGGGTTTGCAGCTTAACTCCAGGCAAAGACTTTGACAGATAACGCAGCTCACCTTTCCAATCTTCTATGTTGTCCTGGTGTTGGACAATCAGCAAATCGGTGTCGCTATCTTCTCTGGCAGTTCCTTTGGCGTAGCTGCCAATCAACCAAACAAATTTCACTTTGTCTTTCAATCGTTTTCTGTCTGCCTTTATTTTATTGACCAATGGCTCAAGACCAGGATTAGCCTCGTATAGTGCAGACAAGCGATGTTTGTTTGCTGCTGCCATTACCCATCTTTATTGTGATTATCACATCTTGGCTGTGCGTGTTTGACGTTCAAAGACAGCTTGTGCAAAACACCCAATATCTTCTGTTTTTTAGCATTGGACTGTGGTGGCACCAGGGCAGCAAGCACAGAGGCAACCGCTACTGTCCACACGAATATTTTTAATACAATTAACATGATTTACCTCACTTGTTTATTTCATCAATCTTTTCTTCGAGCTTGTCAAAACGCTTGAACAGCCTGTCCATGTCATGTATCAGCTCTGTTTTGGTCACATAAACCCTGGGAAGTTCTTCCCTGGTCTTGTTCAGCAAAATGTCAATGCGTTTTATTTCCATAAGATTTGTGCGAATCCCATAAATCAGCGGCGCGTAAATTAGACTGAGTACGACATTCCAAAAAATAAGCGTATTTGTTTCCATGTTATTTCGTTAATCCTTTTAACTTCTCGAAAGACCTCATACCGCCTAGACCTAAAAGCCCAAGCACTATTGTCATCAATGAACCCATATCAAACTCAGGCAAGTCGTAATCAAGGCCATTGACCGACATCGTAAACACAATGATCGGCTGCAAGATAAAGTGATATGCCAATGCAAGCCCACAAGTCCAGCCGATAAATGGTCGCCAACCAGCTACAAAGACTGTGCGATGCAATGCCTCGGCTTTGTTGACATCAATTTGAGCGATGTTCGCTTTTTGTATTTCAAGTTTTATTTCATGTTCTAGTTTTTCTTTTAAATCTTTGTCAACAATAAACTTATCTAAAATTCTCGCTACCGGTTTTATTAATGCCTCAATCATTTCTTTTTTCTGTGATAAGACCAATTTTTATAGTAAGAGCCATCAGCGTAAGCTGCTTTCGCCTGTTTTAAAGCACCATCAATGGTCTTGTAAACCTTGCCTTGTTTACCCCACCTGTAACCGCCTTTTACTTTTTGAATTGGCATTAGTGTATCGTTGTTTCTTCGTGGTGGATCAGCTCACTATTCCTGTTAATCACATCAGATAAAAACAACAGCACCAATTCTTTTGCATGTTCCAAATCTCTCGCCTTGATTCCTTGAGCTGTAAATACCATGTCGCCCTCAAGAAACTCAAGATCAAAAAATTTATTATATTCCTGATCCATTGGTCTTGAACAATCCTCCGGCTTGGGCTTTTGCTAACTGTCTTAATGCCTCACGATCACGTTCCATCAAAGCATTGATTTCGGCAATATTGACTTGGGTTCCATACTTGGCTTCTAACTCAACCGCTTTCAAGGCAAACTCAGCCTCGGCGGTATCGCGCTTGAGATCATCTTCCATGATGATTTTCATGCGATCTGTTTCGGCATCGACAACATCTCTCTGTGCCTCGACCATGACTCGTTGTGTTTCTGCCTCGGCTTTCTGTATTTCAGCCTGTGCCAACAAGGTAGCTGGATCTGTTGCCTGTTCTCCTGGTTGCTGTAGTGGCATTGGCGGTATATCGGTAGTGATAAACGAGCTGACATCCTTGAACCCGGCAAGCTCTACAATCCTGGCAAGGGTATTGGCATATTGCGACATTGAAACCATCGGGTTATGTGGGCCGAGTGTTTTCAATATTTGTTCCTGTTTGCTAGAAACCTGTGCCAACACTTGCATCTTTTCTTCATCGCTGCTTTTGCTGATAGCCACATTGACCACAATGTCCTTGCTTGCATCCCAGAATCTAGGATCAATAGGAATAAACTCGTTATTGAGCCTGAATATATCTTCTTTGTCCTGGTTCTTTACCACCAGGTTATTGACCAAGCCAAACAAATCTTTCATGCCCTCGGCAAAATGGCGGCAGATCAATTCAATTCTGCCGGTTGCACCGGAGATAGTGGCAGCAACAGCCGCCTTGGTGGATGATTGCAACGCATCGGCGTTCAGACCGGCAGCCGCTTTGCTGACACCGCTGCGGTTTTCCTTTTGCTCATCCAAATAATTTAGAACCGGAAATGCCTCTTTACCGACAAACGGAATAGTGATGGGCTGTACCGCACCTTGTGTACGTACCCGAATCGGCTGCCCGATGTCGGTGTTGAGAACGTCATCAATATTAACTTGGCCCTCTGTTATAACAAGTCTTGGAAAGATGGAGTGGCCGAGAGAGTCAAGGGTATCTCGCATGATCTGAGATTTAGCCGCTTGAATAGGAATAAGATAGTCTGCGACACATGAGCCAATGGAGGTATGAGGCTCTGGATCTGGACAGAACAGTATAATGGGTAGTTCATCCCAAGGGCTGATATTAACGATATTCAGTCCATTTCCACAAGTACAGACTCGAATCCTTTCTGCGATGCCATCTCCATCCAAGTCATAAAATAAATAATTTTCAACGTATAACACGTTTTTGTAGCCAGGATCACTAACATCAGGATAACTAACCGAATCTACCGGACTTCGTGCCTCCTCCTCCAAGTAAGTCGAATCATCAAGACTTTCGCCGGAACCGGCATATTGTTCCATCTCCTCTCTGTCGTAGCCCATTGCCACAAGATCAGACACAGTCTTGACCATGCGATGAGCTACGTAAGGGGATGTATGTATATCTCTGGCATTTCTCGAAATCAAAACTTCTTCCGGTGGCACAGACTCGATAACAACCTGGTCTTTGGCCTTGACACGCCGGATGGTAACGTCATAGCTTACCGGTATTTCCTGGTTAGCCTCCTCGCCAGTGAGGGGATCTGAAATAGTAATGCTTTCCATCGTTACCGATTCTTTAACAACCTCGACATTCTCATCCATCGTCAGGGCTATGTATGCCTCTTGCGACAAATCGGTGTAATAATGAGTGGAGGCGGTAATGCTGTTATCCCAATAGGCTTTGACAAAACCGGTCTTTCGCACCAACGCATCTTTAAAGGCATCGTAGAGAATGTGAAATCCGTTGTTCTGTTCCTGGACAATATAATTAATGTAGTCCGTCTGCTGCTTGGCAATCGGAATATCCTCTTTTGAATGCGGCACAAACTCGACAACCTTTTTCGTGCCAAAGAAAGTACGCATAATCGAAGGCAGCATAAACAGCACAGTATCTCTAACCGATGTATCAATAAACTCGGACTGCAACGAGCTGGTTGCGCCTGGTTTCTTGCCTAAATAATAATTTGTTGCCTCGGCTCGTTCATAGCCAATCTGGTCAATAAAATCCTTTGCATCATCGTATTCAGCCTTGATAACAGCACTAACTTTTTCCATAACTGCCGCATCATCATTAGCCTCGGCTACCAACTCCTCATTCGATTCTTCGGTCTTTTCCTTGTCGTCTTTGTATTCCATGTGTGTTACCCAACCCTGATAATTTTTGTTTTTAGCGGCTTGCGAAAATTATATCCCATTTGACTAAAACTTGACGAACTAAAACTTGCCGCGCTGCTTGCCATCGTCAACGCAAGCGCATCTGCTTTGTCTGGACTTTTGATACCACGCTTTTTCATCTGCCGCTTTCCCTCAATCTTGAGTTTGCCAGAGCTTGTGTAAGTATAAGATGGAGAAACAAGTTCTGCAATTAACTCGTCATCATCGGGCAATCTGCAATCCCTTTGCGCCAACCAGTCTTTCATCGCAAACCAAAGCTCGGCACGTAAGTTCAAGTAATTCCTTTTGCTTGCCGGTGACTCGGCCACATTGATTCCCCTTACCGGCAATCCCTGTTCCGCCAGGCGATCCACCACCCCGCTGCCAAGACCAATAACATCAATCAATATCTCCTGGGGCAAGTTAAGTGCGGTAGCACCATCGTACAGATTCTTGACCGCACCGCAAAGCTGCATCAAATCCATTGACCGGAACACCTTTATCTCAAACACAGTATTGCCCTGTCTTATGCACAAAGCAGAATTATCGACACCAAACCTGGCAACATCCAAACCCCATAGCACCGGCTCACTTGCGGTCAGGGAAACATCCCGGTTCACCGCAGCCCTGGCAAGCTCAATCGGAATCACAGTATCGTCATCAGCCCTTGGAAACTCACCAAGCACCTCGACTCTGGCTACTGTTGAATCTTCTCCGTATTGTTCAAGCATTTTCTGAAACAGGTTCTTGTCTGTTTCATCCACTGTTCGCGAATCAATCTGATCGCTTTGCCAAAAGCTGCGCTTGGAATGGAACGCATCATAGAATGGCCCCGAATTACGCCTTGGGTTGGAGAACGCAAACCAAAAACGATTCTCGGTAGGCTCGGTAAAGAAGCCCTCACTGACACTAAAAATGGGTGCGGGGATGCCACTGGCCTCATCCATAATCAGGCACACCCCATAACTGCTATGGATGCCAGCGAAAGCATCCGGGTTCTCCTCGCTCCAGAGCTGTGCCTGGGCGTAGTAATAACCGGTGTCAATCTGTAAGTCACGAATCAGCAACTCCTCGAACCATTGTTGCGGCTTTAAGGTAGTCGCTGTTTTTATAAACCAATGACCATTGATTGAAAGCGTTAGCCATTTGCCGAGTTCGGCCCATGTTCTTGATCTTAGCTGCTGCTCGGTATTGGCAGTGACAATTACTGTTGAGCCAATCCTGGTTGACAGCATCCACAACACCAGCCATGCAACCAGGGCAGACTTGCCAATGCCTCTGCCGGAGGCAAGCGCAAGGCGAAACATCTCCGGTATGTTGGTGTTTTGGTTGCGTTGGATATGGATGCCAATATCCCGCAAAATTTTTTCTTGCCACTTGCGTGGGCCACTAAAGTCGGCAAGGGGGGTTCCATCCTGGTTCCAGGGGAAGATGTAGCGCACAAAGTTTAATGGCGAATCTTTGATGTTTAGCGACCAAACCTCGGTCATCAGTTCTTCTTCTTGTTTCGGTGTGTATTTCATACAAAGTTAAAAAATTTTAGCTAGGGGGCTACGCACACACGCCCCCGCCGCTCAGAGTTAAGGGGGGGGTATTTTGGCATTTCCAGATCGCCGAAATCGCGCAGCTGTTGGCCATGACCAATGCCTATGTTCCTTATAGGAACATCGCTAATCCCCACCCAATAAGGCTTTCGGCGCACCAAAGAACCGAATCTGGAACTACCTGGTTCGATCCTGGGTTTTCGTTTGGGTTTTCCAACTGGAACTGAACTCGAACTGGTTTCGGTTTGGCAGTTTGAGTTTTCAAACTGAAACTGGCTGAACTGGTTTTGTGGTTTGAACTGTCGCCCCCCCCTATAATAGCCCTCATAATTTGCAATTTTATTGGATAGAAAC